TGACGAGAATGACAGAGTGTACGAGCAACACAAATTACATCCGTTCAAAGATTACAAGGAGCTGCCATTAGTCAGCACAGGTTGTGATTCATATGCATCTTGGGATCCAAGATTCAAAGATTTATCTCCCATGCTGACGTCAGATGCCATAGTGGAACGCACAATGGAGATATTGCCACACAAACGATGGGTGGATGAACATTTCATATTCACAGGAGGAGAACCTCTGTTGGGTTGGCAGAGAGCATATACAGATTTGCTGGAACATCCAAAGATGCACACACTGAAAGAAATAACATTTGAGACCAACGGCACACAGAAACTACATGCGGATTTTAAAAAATATTTAAAAGAATGGGGACAACGCAACAACAGAAACAAAGACAGCATCACATTTTCTGTCAGCGCAAAATTGAGCGTCAGCGGAGAGAAACGAGAAGAGGCCATACTCCCTGAAGTGGTTGCTGAATATGCAGAGGTCGGTCACGTGTATTTAAAATTTGTGGTGGCAGATCAAGCAGATGCGATTGAAGCCATAGAAGCGGTGAAGGATTACAATGCTGCGGGATTCAAGGGATCGGTGTATCTCATGCCCGTGGGTGGAGTTGAGAGCGTTTACCATCTGAACAACAGGACCGTGGCAGAATTGGCCATGAAGATGGGCTACAGATACAGCGATAGGTTGCAGGTGCCATTGTTCAAGAATGCCTGGGGCACATAATATGGTAAAGATATATTGGAAAACAATTGATTTATTCCAAAAAGTGTCGTAAAATATAGATATGAAAGTCAAAAAAACAAAAGACACAACCATTAAGAAAAACACCAAGAGCGAAGAGCCCATGGTCAAGGTGTTGCAGGTGAATGTGAATCCTGAGAATCCGAGAAATGGATTTTTTGAATTGGATTGGAATGATGAATTCGTAAACATGCTGAAGCAGAATGGCTACAAGGGAGAATCTGAAGAAGAGATAGTGGACAGATGGTTCCAGAGCCTGTGCAAGACCATCGGCAATGAGCAGGGCATAGACATAACCGGTGCGGGTTATGTGCAAATCAATCGAAGAAACGACGGCAAGACTGAGGTATCATAGAGCATGACCCACATACTGGTGGACACTGCAAATACTTTTTTCAGGGCAAGGCACGCGATACGTGGTGAGGCCTCGGAAAAGATCGGCATGGCCATACACATCACGCTGAACTCAATAAAAAAGTCCTGGAATGATTTTGACGGCACCCATGTGGTATTCTGTCTTGAGGGTCGCAGCTGGCGAAAGGATCACTATGCTCCCTACAAGAGGAATAGGAAAGAATTAGCAGATGCAATGACGGTAACAGAACAGGAAGAGAACAAACTATTTTGGGAGTGCTATGACGATTTCGTGGATTTTATCAGGACCAAGACCAATGTCACGGTGCTGCAGAATGGCAGATGCGAGGCGGATGATCTCATAGCCCGCTGGATCGATCTCCATCCTGCACAGCAACATGTGATAATCAGCACAGACAAGGATCTAAATCAATTAATAGCACCCAATGTGCGACAGTACAATGGCATCACCGAGGAGACCATGAAAGTGGAAGGATATTTTGACAAGAAAGGCAATCCCGTGATAGACAAAAAGACCAAGGAGCACAGGAAAGTGGAGTCGCGAGAATGGATGTTGTTTGAAAAAGCCATGCGAGGTGATCCGTCTGACAACATATTTTCCGCCTTCCCGGGAGTGCGCAAGAAAGGCACCAAGAGCAAAGTGGGACTGATAGAGGCATTCGAGGACAGGCTCAACAAGGGCTATGCCTGGAACAATCTCATGCTGAGCAAATGGGTTGATCCCGAGGGCGTGGAGCACAGGGTCATAGATGATTATGAAAGAAATAGATTATTAGTTGACCTGCACGCACAGCCAGAGGCCATCGTGCAAGAGTTGGATCAAACTATAGCGCAGGCCAAGGCAGAAAATAAACAGATATCACAAGTGGGCATAAGATTCATGAAGTTTTGCGCCAAATATGATTTGCAAAAGATCACCGAACAGGCACAATTATATGTGGAACCATTCAATGCGAGATTAGTATGACCATGAAAGCAAAAATACTAGTAAAAGATAAGTTCTGGATCATTGAAGAAAATGGGCAGAAGCTGGGCACACTACAGAAAAAGGATGACAATGGTTGGATCTTCCTGGGGAAGAAAGACCAAAGGCAAGAATATCCCACACAGGAAAGTCTCTATTCACGATTTGGATCAGGCATCTTCGCCATGGACATCACAGTGCCGCCTAACGAGCCCAAGACCGACGAAAGCGAATGGCATGTGCATGGCTATCCCTGTTCTCAACAGCCTTACAACAGCATGTTTGATGTGCAGAAACAACTGCCCATCTACACCAAAACACCCAAGAGCAGGAGCCTGTTCTGCGCTGGCTACTACATCATAAACTTCCCCAAAGGATGGAGGAAGGCCTACTGCCCCAAGGTAATTACACTACAGCGATATGCCTACAGAGGGCCTATACGAACCAAGATAGAAATGCAACAGATATTAAACAATGCAATCAAAGAACAAAATACAAACACAACCAATTGAAGACTTCATAGCCAGGGTCAGAACTGCCAAAAGCAAGCAGGATAAGAATATCACCCTGACCATGCAGGATGCCGATCGTTTGGCCGCTAGCCTAAGCCAGACCATGACAAGATTGGTCAGCGTGCAGGAAGACATAATTGAAGCACTCAAAACAGCACAACAGGCCCAAACGATCAACATCGAAATGGACGGCGGCAAGTTCAGCAAATAATCTATCTGGTAAAAATTGGTAAATACCTTGATAGATTATGTCAAGACCAAAGCCAACAGTGCTGCTTACGATCAGCAATAAAGAGACCTACAAGCAGGAGGAAGTGCTCGCTGCGGAGGGTATCTGGGCGGTTTTTTATGATGGCAAGCCAATCAATTTGAAAAGCTCCAGTTTGGTCAGCAACTATCCAGGTCCCAAGTACAAGAAGGTGTCATTTTCCAATCCAGGACACGCAGAGAACTTGGCCAAGAAGCTCAACACCATGCACAAGACAGACAAGTTTGGTGTGTACCTATTAAAGACCGGCGAAAAATTCAAAAGATAATTAAGAGTATGGACGTCAAGACCGCCTATACTCGCACATTCATGCAACTGTTGAATCAGCCCGATCATGAGGAAACTCTAAAGACCTGTTATTACACCTGGTGGCAGAACGTGAGAGAGAGCTATCAAGCTCGATCACTGAGAATGACTAAACCGGGATTGGAAGTTTTAAAAAAGTTAGAAATCAAGACCTACAGTATCAAATTCCCAGACAAGATTATTTTTACACCCCAAACTTTCCTATGGTTGGATGAGTTCGTGGATTGTCCATACTTCGTGGACAAGAAGCAGATCGTGGTCTCCATGGAGAGAATGGCTCTGCAATTGATGATGTTTGCTGGAGATGTGACCAAATATGGACTGGCCCGCGCAATGAGCAAACTGGACGAGCAAAAAAATGCACAATAAAACCTACTGCCAATTTGCCGATACCGGATTGTTCTTCTCTCACAGAGGACCAGGTTTTTGCTGTGATCCAGCAAAAAAATATCCTGGACTAGACGCACAAGAATGGTGGAACAGTGAATATAGAAAACAATCTGTGGAAAAAATGAAAAATGGAGAGAACGTAGACGACTGCACAGGCTGTTATAAATTAGAAGAAAAAAATGAATTAAGCAATCGTATTATGTTCAATAAAAAACAAAATTTCATATTATCCAAAAAAGCACTGCCCAGACAGATGGATCTTGACTTGTCAAATTTTTGTAACTTAAAATGCATAATGTGCAGCGCGGAGCGCAGTTCCCAATGGGCGAAAGAAAAAGGTATCAATTTAGAAAAAAATGGTGTAAGCAGCATGGCCTACGACCAAATAGACAAGATATGCAAATTATCTCATGATCTAGAATATCTGCAAATACAGGGAGGAGAGCCCAGTATTATGCCTGAATATGATTACTACTTTGAATATCTGCATAAGCATGATCTGATGAAGAATATAGAAGTGAGTACGATTACAAACCTTACCAATCTTAACAACAAATTTTTTAAATTTCTTGAGCACTTTAAGAGGTCTAACGTTCTAGTTAGCATAGACTCTCATGGCGCAGCAAATGATTACATCAGGTATCCTAGCAGTTTTACCCAGATAGAAAAAAACTTGATAATGATGTCTAAGTCAAGAGCTGTTATCAGCCTACAAATTGCACTTGAGACCATATCTATGTTTAATTTTGATAGTTTTTTGGATTGGATGGCACGCATGACCGATATCTATAAGCAAAACGGTAAAACACTGAAAATATTTTGTCAAAAAGTTTACAATCCTCATGAATTATGCGTGTACAATGCTCCTACAAAATTAAAAGAAAAATTTATCGCAGACATAGTACATTTTTTTTCTAGAACAAAAACACTCAATCACAACCACAAGTTTAAAATAGAAATGTTTAAAATGCAAAAAAGTCTGCTCGAAGAAAGAAAAGATCCTCATGTGGATCTAATTAAGTTTATTGAGAATATAGATAAAAAAAGAAATATCAAGATCACCGATTATGTATCTGATTTCTACGATTATTTTCAATAAAAGTCAATATATTCAAATGGTTATGCCCGTTGACCTTATGTCAATTTATGCTATAATGATAGTATAAACAAATTTTAGAGAGGTCTAAAAATGGTGAGCAAAAAAGAAAAGAGCACAGCGGTCGGCTCTCAGAACAGAACCGTAACTCCAAATGAAGCAAAGGCAGCACTATCGCATTGCCTACAACTACAACGACCACTGATGATGTGGGGTGCACCTGGTATCGGCAAATCTGATATCGTCAAACAGGTCGCAGAAGAACAAAATAGATCAGTGATTGATATACGATTGCCATTATGGGAACCCACAGATATCAAGGGTATTCCTTATTACAACAGCAAACAAAACAACATGGTCTGGGCTCCTCCCGCGGAATTGCCCACAGATCCCGAATCCACAGCAATCATATTCCTAGATGAATTGAACTCAGCGGCTCCTGCTGTGCAGGCAGCGGCCTATCAGTTGATCCTAAATCGCCGAGTGGGACAATATTATCTACCAAAAGGTGTTGCCATCGTAGCAGCCGGCAATAGAGATTCTGACAGAGGTGTTACTTATAGAATGCCAGCACCATTGGCAAACAGATTCGTACACATTGAATTGAGAGTGGACTACGAAGATTGGATGGCTTGGGCTACTCTAAACAGAGTACATCCTGATGTGGTAGGTTATGTAACATTCGCTAAACAAGATTTGTATGATTTTGATCCCAAAGGATCATCACGTTCTTTCGCAACTCCAAGATCATGGAGTTTCGTTAGCCAACTTCTATCGGACAGCTTGCCTGAAAGTACGCTCACTGACCTCGTGGCAGGCGCAGTAGGAGAAGGTCTGGCC